CATCGATACGTTCTGCAATCCTTTCTTCTGCCATTTCCATAGTTATGTATAAGACATTTCTACCTTCTACCAGAGCGCCGGCAGCGACATGACACATAAATAAAGACTTGCCAACACCAGTACCTGCAAGGGCAACGTTAAGTGTCTTACGTGGTACACCACCCTTTGTAATGCGATTGAAATAGTCGAGATCGAATGGGATACGATCTTCTTCTGCATGATAGAAATCAAAACGTTCTTCATAGTTCTCAACATAATCGTGACCTACATTTGTATCGAATGCGACGCCAAGGGCTTTACTCAGCAGGTCAGGAAGAGCGCCTTTTGTCAATGACTCATGTTTGCCATCAATAATAGAAATAGATTCCATAATGGCATTGTAGATCGCTCTATCCTGACACCACTTTTCGGTAGTATCCAATAGCCATTGATCGTCAATTGGTTCTTTCGAAAACAACTGCGGGAGAATATCAACGGCCATTGTATACTGTTCACCGGTAAGTCGATCAGTTTGATCGAGCTCAATCTTAAATGATTCAGCGGTCGGGAGTTTATTATACTTACCGACATACTTACCAGCTTCTTTGAATAATATACGATAAACGCCTTCGAAATAATCTGGCTTGACGAAAGGTAATACCTTACGCATATAGTTTTCGTCAGTCAGAAGATTTCGTAGAATTGTTTGTTCAAGATTTGTCTGCAAGTGGTGCTCCAAAGTTAAATGACATTGAGATTCGATCTTCCTTACTCTTATTCAATAAGACTTGATGATATAACCATGCAGGGAAAATCAATAGTAGGCCTTCCTTACCTTTTACTTCAGATCTTGTAGAGAGAAAGCTATTTGGTCCACTGATCTGTGGCATAAAATAGCGAGCATTATCCATTCTCTTGAAAACGATATTGCCACAATTCTCTGGTGTTTTAATATAATATACGCCAGAGAATAGAGCATTATCATGGGTATGTGAATCAATATAAGTCTTAGGTGGGTTGATATTGATCCATGTATTATAGAGTTGTACTGGAGGAAGCTGAAGTTGTGTGCAAACTTCATCCATTGCTTCACAGATTTTAGACATCAAGTTTTCATAATGAAATGGAGATGATGTAATGTTATCACTCTGCCATCCATCTTCTGCTGGTTTTCCAGCTCCCTTACTATCTAGCGCTCTTAACTCATACGCATATTTGGCGATAGCATCATTGTCAATACCTTCAAGATCAGTATTAAAACAATCATTAGGGAAAAGATTAAATCTAGCGACTTGCAAGCTCACCTTTAGACCTCATTTCTGCACGAATCTTAGTAGCCGAGATATTATGAATATCTTTACCAAGATCATGCTCTGTAAAAGTATAACCAACACCACGACCATAACTGATATCAACGATGTTTGGTACTACTATTATAACAAAGTCTTCATCAAATGTAAACCCTTCTTTTGCCAATCCATCAATAATATTTTGTTTGACTGTCTCAATATCAAATGGATTATCATCTTGACCGGGTACACGAGAATTTGCTTCACGTTTCTCTGGTACTTGACGGATCATAATAGCCACTTGGCCGGTCATCGCGTGGCAACGCTTAAAGAGTTCTGTATGTCCATCATGCCAAGGTTGCCATCTACCAAGCATTTGAACTGTAGGATTTAGTGGATCAAACATTAGTCAATTCCCATTGCTGCTTCTTTAATAAATTTTGCTTTAATTTCATTTGCCAAACCAGCAATACCACCATCAGTTAAATGTGTCTTAATATGATAGTCAACACTATCTGGTTTTTCAAACATCTTATTAGTATCTTCAAATCGACCTTCGTTAATTGTGTCAATCCAAATAGTTACATCTGGTTCAAATTGTTTACGTGTTTCATTAGTTGGTGCAACAAAGTCACAAATAACCCATCTGCCATTTGATACTTCGAAGTCTGCAAATGTTCTCATACGGTTTGCTTGACGTATTCGTCCAGTAGGACTAAAATCCCAATCGTTAGCAGCACTGCGAATAACATCTGCGTTATACCATGCACAATTATCCAAATGTTTTACTAGCCTTTCGGCTAGATGAGTTTTACCTGCACCGGGCAGGCCGCAAATTAAAATTTTCATTTATCTTCCATCACCACTGAATTGTCTTCAATGGCTCTCTTAATAATTTGTTGTAAAATATCACCTGCAAATTCTTGAAGTTCAACGTTTTCTACTGTAAGATCTGGATCAGGACTTGATTCAATAAAAAAGTTAAATGACATCATATTCTCAGCAGCTTCATTAAAGCTAATAGCTCCATACTGAATCACTGTCTCTGGGAATGGACCTTCTAAAAAACGTACCAACCAATGTTGATCTCCTTGATCTCCTGGTACTAATTGATATGTTACGTTTTCTTCATGCTTCATCTTATTCTCCAAAATTTTGTCGAGCTCCGATTGCATATGAGTTTTTAATATAATCTTTGAAATCTGTTTCTGTGAAGATTGGCTCCCAGAATGAGGATTCCAGTGTATCTTTTTCTCTAACTTTTGGATCGACGAGTTCTCCAGTAGTTCTATCAACACGGCAGTACCAACCGTTACTAGGCTTAGCAACATAATTGCCTGATAAAGCGACGTCGAGAAGCCCACTATAAGACTGAACACCACCATCCCAAGAAACGCTGATAGGTATTTTAGACTTTTCCTTGACATATCGTGATTTCTCCACATTGATCACAAAGTGATAACCTTTGATCTCTGTACCTTGTTTATCTTGCTGTCTGCCTAGGATCCAAATGTTATCTGCTGAGTAGTAAATACCAGTACCACCAGATACTACTGCTTTTGGAAATAAACCAATTTCCATGTATGTATGATTCACCGCAATCAAAGGGATATTTTTCATGTTCAAGTAAGGAGTACACATTCTAAATAAACCTTTGAGCGCTTTTGCTCTTGACATATCAGCAACTGACTTTTCGTTAATAGCATCTTCTAATTCTTTTTTCGATGCGAGGTTGCCTACAGAATCAATAACAACTACCACTTTGTCATTGCGTTCAATGCCTTCAAGCTGAGCAATCAAATCAAATTTAAGCTCTTCAACATTCGTAATAGGAGTGTGAAGAACTCGTGCTGTATCAATACCGAATTGCTCAAAGTAAGCTTGCGGTGAACCAAACTCTGAATCATAAAAAAGAAGCACAGCATCTTCATATTTTTTTAGATATGCACTTGCCATAATCAAAGCAAATGATGTTTTGAAGTGTTTGGATGGGCCAGCTAATACTGTAAGTCCTGGCGCAAGTCCGCCATCCACGGAACCGGATAGTGCTACATTGATCATAGGAACATCAGTAGCTACCATATCCTTTTCATTAAAAAATTTAGACTCAGCAAGAATAGAAGTTTCTTTGACTTTACTATTCTTTTTAAGTTTGTCCATAATACTCATGTATTTCTCCTGATCACATTAGGTATATTATACCATAAATGCATCTAATTGTACACTCTCTTTTTTATAATCAAGTGTCTGTGATTTATTATCTTGCACTAGATAATCAGTCTCAATCATCTGATTGTCAAGTCTACCTTCGATAAATTTAAGGACGTGATCTGCCATATCTTGTGCTGTTGTCACTGGTACATTCTGACATATGTGGTTAATATTCTTAATCCCACCTTGTAAGATAAAATCTTCTGGCAATTTCATGATAGATAAACATTCTCTGATTGTTAAAAATCTATCTTCATCCGGATGAGCTAACATTGTAGGATAAGCACCAACAAAAGCACCAATATAATCTTTAGGTATATTAACACCTCTTCGCATTACATTCCCACCAGCTTTTAATTTTTCATACATTGCAATACAACGCTGTGCTTGTCTTTCAAAACCATTAGCTAACATCCATTCTGCAACTTTATCATAAGTGATGCCACTGTTTTCAATGTATTCTTTTACATCACAACTTTTTTTGATTTTATCTTGAAAGGCAGAATGTGAGATGCCTCCTTCAATTTCTTCAAGGACATATCGATAGTAAGGATCTTGTGATGGAACATTCTTATTCGTTACAATGTTCATAGGATCGCTAGGATTCCTAGACACTCCACGAATAGTGTCTTCTATTTTTTCGTGTTCCCTTTTTATATATTCAAAGATAGGAACTTTATCTCCTTTCCAGAAAAAATAAAATGTTCTATCTCTGACTTGACTCAATCCATGAAGGATAGACTTTGTCTTAAAAATGCTGAAAGTGTATCCAAACTCTTTACCGATTTCTCTGAGATTTTCGACAATAGGTTGTCCCATTTGCGAAGCGAGTCTTGGTGCGTTTTCGCCCCAGAATACTCGAGGTGAGAGTGTACCCAAAACATAACGAGCTGTGGTAGGCATCCAATCGTTAACAGCAGAATTAGAAGATGCTGTAGTACTAAGGCTGCTAAGCCCAGCACAAGGACATACGGTATTAACAACATCGACACGAGGTAAGTTGTCCATCCTGTTATCTCCCAACACATGGTAGGGAACTTTTCGTTCATAGTACTCAACAAGGTGAGAATCATTTGCTTTAAACGGTTCATAGCTTAACAAATACTCCGGTTTTTTCTGAAATACACGTTCCATCGCGATGGTTTCTCCACCTATCAATGGGACGATACTAGCATAACTAGGCATACTTTACCTTCTGTTCTTTTTCACGTTCATCAAGTTCATATTCTTTTCTATATGTATTATTCTCACTAATGACTTTTTCAAGTACTGAGAATTCACCTTTCGAAAAAGTGTTAAAGGCATTCGTATCTTTAGGGAAACATGCTCCGCCAAATCCCTTACGTCCATCAGGACCTGGGACCTGAGTATGAGAATGTCCAATACGTGGATCACTGCCAATGGCATTTACAATTACATTGTATTTTGCACCATGCTGATCCACGATATCTTTGAACTGATTAAACCACAAGACCTTTGTAGCAAGGAAGCAATTGATTCCATACTTCACAAATGATGCTTCCATAGCTGTCATATGAATGACAGGACATGGTTTACATTGACTATATTTCTCATATAATTCTTGTACTTTACGAGTGACCATTGCGTTTCCGCCAAAGATATGCATAGGTGGATTGATAAAATCATCGAGGTGATTCTTTTCAGTGAGAAACTCAGGATTATAAATTACATCGCGATTCTCATTGAAAAGTTCGTCAACAATTTCAGGCGTAACTGTTGACTTAATGATAATAGGACACCGAAAATACTCGAGTTGACGTACCACATCTTTTACAATGCTTGCATCAATTTCTCCATTAGGCCCAAAGGGAGTAGGTACACAAACAAATGCTGCGTCCAATCTTTTCTTTCCACGAACATCATCAATTGATGTATTATAAAGTGGATCTACAATAAACTTTTCAACTTGTGATGTAGAAAAACCGTGATCAACTGCTTTACCTACATATCCATGACCAATGATTGCAATGTTAATTGACATTGTAGTACTCCTTGTACCATGTTACAAATTTTTCTACGCCTGCTGCAATTGGTGTAGTGGGTTTATAGCCAAGGGCTTGCAGCTTCGTGGTATCAGCCCAAGTTTCTGGTGTATCAGCTGGATGAGGAGGTACCATATCATATCTGCCTTCACGTCCTAGATTCTTTTCAATCTCATGTACAAAATCCATAAGCTGAACTTGTTCACCATATCCAATGTTATAGATTTCATGCAAAGACCCATCGTATGTATTTGCATTTTCAGTAATACGATCAGTCACGATAACAATACCCTGCACAATATCATCAACGTATGTAAAGTCACGTTTCATATCGCCATAATTATATAGAGTGAGTGCAGAGTTGTTTACAATTGCGTCAGTAAACTTAAACAACGCCATATCTGGCCGGCCGTATGGTCCATACACTGTAAAGAACCTTAAGCCAATTGTGCGATCAATTCGAGAATGCATAAATTGACATTCATTTGCACGCTTTGACCAACC